GTCCGTGACATTCCAGTCAAATGTTGTGAGGTAAGACTCTCTTCCAGCAATTCCTTTAATCGTGAGTGTGTCTTCATTACCGACTCCCGCGATGCGAGTATCGATAGTAAGACCCTGTTGATCATCCGATGTAAGCTTGTTTACCATGTCAGGCACTGTTGTAAGTGCAAGACTAGAAATTGGTACAGGCTTGTACGGGTTAGGATCTTTCACGACTGCTGGTCGAGAAAAGCCAAACAATTTTGCAATGCCTGCAGTAGATTCTGCTGCGAACTCTGCTGCTGTGGCGTAAGGAGACAAAGCAGGTATAACCTTCAATGCTCCAGCTGCGCGGGCAATTGCAGTGGCTGGACCGGAAATAATACCACGACCGTTAGCTTCTTGATGCTCACTAGGAGCAGCTCCAGCTGTGGATTTTCCGGCCTTCATCTTTCCCTTGATGGGTCGTTCCGCCATTTGAGGGCTGAGGGCGGAAGGCTCTTTGGAAGTTGGTACGGATAAGGAAACATCAGACGCCCAAGCAAATACTGAAATAGTGACACTTTCGGTGCCGCCTGAAGCATGTTGCAATGGGTTAATAGTCCGAATATACATCCTTCCCATATCTTCCCACTCTGAATCTGGTACACTCAAATAATTTTTGTGCCAGAAGAATGGTAATTCCATCGTGCCACCTTGCGAGACTGTAGGATTGAGATATAAGTGAGGCATCTGAGAAAATCGCGTCACATCATTCAAAACACTCGAATCCAGTCCCGTAGCTGTATCATCAAAATCATCCAAAGGATTGTACGATAGGATCGCACACCCATAGTGGAATGGAGTCCCGTTCACCAAAATTTTCACGTTTAATTTACACCGCAAAAGATTAAAATTGGCTATTCGGTTAACGACTCTCGGATTATTGAAAAACAACTGCCAAGGATCAAAATTTTGCTGGAAGACCGTATTTATCTCCCAGACTCGATCAAGGATCTTGATTGGGCGTGAGAAGAACGCACCCAAATCAGCAGTATCGGAATCCTGCATCATGCGGGTGGGATCTACATAATCATCAAGATCATACGCATAACCACCAGTATCATCAGTAAAAGTAACATTCTCATGCGTTGACGTATCATTCGCTTCGTATATAACCTTTTCCTGTGACTGGGGCACTAATGTACATGTGGTCATGTCATCAACGTCTTCAAACAGATGTTCTCGAATCGTCTCCAACACGTCCTCCTGAGGACACTTGTCATACTGAACAATTATAGTGTCTCTCTTTACTTCTACAACAGGACGAGCTGACGTATTTACACGGGTGTCAGCGTCCTTCAAACAATTAAATTTACATATTTTACATTGACCAATCCTTTTATGTACAGAAATGATCTCCGGATTAAGAGACCAAACCAGGGGTATTTAGGCTTGAGCAGGGAGTACTCATCAATAGATGTCCCGCAGGACCCCTTGCAACCCACAAAGCCTAGCAATGCTCCTACAAAATAACCAAAATCGGAACACCACTGGTAACCAGTGTGGGAGGGACGTTTTGCTTCCTTCAGACGTCAAACTGGGTCACTATAAATCTATGAGTCGATTTTATTGAAGAATAAGCGGTTCATCTTCAATATTGGGTTGAGCACGGGGATTGTGATAACGGTCCACAATCTTTGCTAAGGGAGGCAGGTCCCCAACAAGTCCGAGGATACCACATTCTTCAGCAACTTCATACAACTGTCGCTGTCGTTTGTGGAACTCCTCAGAACTATGGTAAGCAAATTCCGTGTTCGCACTGCGAATTGCCTGCGCTGCAATCTCTTCTCGCGGTGCAACCTTCGATTCCATTTGGTTGTGTAAGGACTTACCAATGGAAGATACAGCAAGAGCAGCCGTGTAAGCCCCGAAATTCGGATTCGGGACAAAAGCTCTTTTGAGAAACTCGACATCATGTAAATGCTCGAAGGTATCAGTCTCCTTGACCTCCGACTTGTCTGCTTTCGTGTACTTAATCCCGACAGAATTCAAAATCGGAACGAGCTTATTCATGGCAAACTTATCCTCATCTTTGTGAACACTCATAAC